GTTATATCCGAATAACAAAGTAGTATCAACACCGAAAGGGCACGTATTTGAGGTAGACGATAGCGATGATGCAGAAAGGTTATTAAGGTATCACTGTACTGGAACGTTTAATGAAATAAGGGCGAACGGAGATTCACTGACGATAATTAATGGCGATAACTATAGACTCGTTATTAAAGGAGAGAATGTACGTATACAAGGCGCTTGTAATATACACATCGATGGTAATGCTAATACACACGTAAAAGGAGACTATAATATTACTGTAGATGGTAACTATAACGAAACGATTAAAGGCGCGCAGACTACAAAGGTAACGGGTAATATCGATATTCGCGCGGCGAGAATAGATTTAAATAAAGAATAATGCCAGGTATAGTACGTTCAGGTAAAGATAGTCACGTTGGTCACGCAAGTCCAACGCCAAACCCATTCCATAAAACAAGTTATGTTGGAGGAAGTCCAAATGTTTTTGTGAATGACGCTGCTGTTATAAGAGGAGCAGGAGTTGATAGCACTGGTTGCGGCGATCCTGCTGTCGGTAAAAGTAGTAAAGTTTTTGTCAATAATATAGGCGTACATCGTAAAGGTGATGGGACGGGTGGTCATGGTAGTTGGGTACCTAACAGCGCAGCAACAGGAAGCAGTGATGTATTTGCAGGATAACAGGAGCACTAACCTTGGAGCGTTATATAGAGAAGTGGAGCGGCCGTGGCCTTAAGTGGCGTATAACGTTTCACTATACTTATTCAGACCAGATCCTTGGAGCACCTGTATGAGAGAGAAAAAGTTTAATTTGAAATTGTCTTCGAAATCCTGCGCGAGATTTTTTAGCTTGAAACTATGAGCGATAAATATAAGAAAGTATTATAAATAGATTATATGAGTTACGATAACACCATACCGACTTCATCTCCGACGGTCATAGTTGATGCGCCACCGAGTACTCCTTATGGTCAGTATGAAGGTAATACAACAGGTATAGACTTTCCGAATGATGATCGTCAAATTGGTGGGAACCTTGCGGGTTTGCCTATTCCTCCTGCTGGTATGCATTATATGGAAAATGGCGATTTAATGTATGGATCTGCACACGCTGATAGCGATACTACACCGAATTACCAAGCAACTTTACCTGTGAATTCAGGATTGTCCGATTCCTTTCGAAGTTCGCGAGTTTCGTCTGCCGTATATTCTGACATTCCTCTTGATATGAAGATACATCCGAATATATATGATGTGAGGCCGCTGAAGGATGCGAGAGCTGTGCAGCAATCTGTAAAGAATCTTGTATTAAGTAATTTTACGGATCGTCCATTTCAACCTGAGTTAGGTTCGAACGTGACTGCATTACTTTTTGAGCCTGCCGATGTTGGTACTGCAATTGCTTTACGCGAAGAGATCATTCGTGTATTAACAGATCACGAACCTCGAATTGCAAATGTAACAGTTGAGGTATTTGATAACTCAGACCGCAATGCGTATCAGATAAATATTGGATATACAATTGTGATATCTGATACAAACGATAACACAGAATTTTATTTAGAGAGACTACGATGAGCAAACATACACTAAACGTAACAGAACTCGATTTTAGCGAGATTAAAAATAATATTAAAGAATACTTTCAGCGCCAGGATTCTGATTTTAAAGATTGGGACTTTGACGGTTCAGGTTTAAATACACTTATCGATGTATTGGCTTATAACACTCACTATAACGCGGTAAATGCTCATGTTGCGTTAAACGAATCGTTTCTCGATTCAGCACAGGTTCGAGCAAATGTAGTATCACGTGCGAAGCTTCTTGGATATACTCCTTCAAGCATGACCGCGGCAATAGGTGAAGTATCACTTACGTTTAGTGCCTCGGCAAACGCAGATATTACAAGTGTAGTATCCTTAGGAAAAGGAGCAACGTTTAGTGGCATTGTCGACGGTGTCACATACACATTTGTTACGCTTGAATCATATAACGCTGCAGCATCTGTGAATGGAACAACCGGTGAAATCGAATTTATCTTTCCACGTATAACGATTTACGAAGGACGAATCGTTCGAAGATCGTTCGACGTAAATACTCAAGTTCAAAATCAAAAGTTTGTTCTTGCCGATTCAAAGATTGATACACAACATATGACAGTGAAAGTTTTTGACACGAGAAATACACAAATTTCAGAAACCTTTAATCGATTTCAAACCTTTACAAATATTTCGAGTAATTCTTTAGTATATTTCTTATATGAAAATCATCAGGAGTTTTTTCAAATTGAGTTTGGCGATGGTGTCCTTGGAAAAAAATTAAATCCTTTAAATATTGTCGAGGTTGAATATCTTCAAACAAATGGAATAAACGCAAATGGAATTCAATCATTTACGTTTACAGGTTCAAATCCTTCAAACACTTCAGCTTTGATTCGTATTGCAACGACTTCTGCAAGTGGAAGTGGTGCAGATCGAGAAGGTCTTGAAAGCATTAAGTATACCGCACCTCTTTCTTTTATTTCACAGAATCGTGCAGTTTCTGCATCAGACTATAGCGCAATCATTTCAAAAGATTTTTCAAATCTTCAGTCACTTTCGGTTTGGGGTGGTGAAGATAATGTTCCGCCAAAGTTTGGGAAAGTGTTAATTTCAGCAAAACCAAATGATGCTGACACGCTTACTGATGCTGAAAAATCTCGTTTGCTTTCTCTTCTTCAGTCAAAAAAGATTCTAGCAATTCAACCCGAGATTGTTGATCCCGAGATACTTTATATTTATGTTGAATCTCGCTTTAAATATAACTCAAATGTTACTTCGCTTTCTCAAGGGGAACTTGAAACAAAGGTCATTCGCGCAATTGATCAATATAACGATACCGTTCTTGAAAAGTTTGAAGGTGTTTTCCGTTACTCAAATTTTTTAAATATAATTGATACTAGTGATACATCAATTATGAGTGCAAACGCAAACGTAAACATTTATAAGAATGTAGTATTTAGTCTTGGAAATAATAAATCGTTAAATATTGACTTTACAACGCCAATTGGAAAAAGCGCATCGCAAGAAGAACCAATTATTGCCGGCGGTCCTTATATCTATCAAGGAAATAAAATTTTTATTGAAGATGAAGCAAACAACGATGGAGTAACACGTAATCTTTTTACTTATATTATTGTTGATGGTGAGCGTCGACGATTAGCAACAAGCATTGGAACTGTTTATCCCGATACAGGTCTTTTATCAATTAATCCTCTTCTTGTTGATGGTACACAGTCGATTAAAATAAGAACGTACCCTCGCTCAAATGATATTGTAGCAAAAAGAAATTTAATTCTTGAAATCGATACTGCTGAATCGACAATAGTTGGAGAAATAGACACGGTCGCGGTTTCGGGTAGTTCGGGTAAAACACGATATACAACTTTTAATAGAAGTTACTAAATATGTCAAAGTATATTGAATCATATGTGACGGCTCAAAGGCCGCAAGGAAATAACGTAGAAACATCGCGAGTTTCAGATCTCATTCCAGAACAGCAAAGGGAAAACGCAAATGTTTTAATTCGTTTGCTTGAAGACTATTATCGATTCTTAAACAGCAAAGGTCTTCCTTCGAATATACTTGAAAATATTACAAAAGAACAAGACATCGATCGATCTTCTTCGTTGTATATCGATGAAATACAAAAAGAAATCGCAAAGACTTTTCCTGATTCGTTGAACTTCAATAAAGTTTCTTTTTATAAAAGAGTGGTTGACTATTATTCTTCTCGTGGAACAGAAGATTCTGCGCTTACCTTTTTCAAATTATTCTTTGATGAAACAATTAATATTTTTTATCCGAAAAATTCTCTTTTTCGACTATCAGAAGGAAATTGGAAAAGAAGTGACAATGTTAATTTATTGCCAACAGTAACAGGATATACGCAAAACGGATATGAACTTTCAGATAATTTAATTGGCACATCACTTGATTTTTTCAATCGTCCTGCCCTAAGTCATCCTACGAGCTTTTACGTTCATGGCGCTGATGAAGATAGTCATCAATCAAATAGTAGCTCATGGAATGATCTTTCTGGTTCAGGACACAATGCATTGCTACGAGGAGGATTAGAAAATAATTATCTTTCTTCTGAAAAGGCTTATGAATTTAACAATGGAACAACCGGCGAATATGCGGTTATTGCAAATTTAAACTATGGAGATGGAAAAACGATTGCTGAAATGTCGTGTTTCGTTTGGATGCGTACAGATTACGATAGTGGTGTTACTGATGGCACATTTAGTGATTTGAATTGGGCATTAATTGATTTTGATAGATCAGAAGTTTTTAATCTTTACATAAACGGCGATGGCTTCCTTGCTTTTAGTGGTGATACATCAAACTTTGGTGGTATTGGAACAAATATGGTGAATGGGTCAAGTTCTCAATTTGATATCGCTGCAAATGGTCGTGCTGCGGGTGATACTGCCGGCGCTGTTGATACAAGTTTGAAAGTTAATGATGGTGATTATCACTATGTTGGTGTTACATATAGTGTTGCAAATCAGCGCATCATTTTGTGGATTGATGGTGTTGCAAAATTCGTAGCAATAGGCAA